GCTCTAATAACTTACTCAAAGCAGGAAGATTATTTAAAAATCTTTCTCGTATCTTCTTAGCTTCTTTTAAACTTTTACCAGTTACTAACGCAATCTTTTTTACACCACCACCATAAAGGAAGCAGTAGTAAAATCTTTTTGCAAGGTCTCTTGAATCTAAACCTGCTAATTCTTTTGTTTCAGTATGTATATCACCATTTAAAACTACTTTAGCATACTCACCTTCATCAAACTTAGACATAAAGTGTGCTAATAATCTAACTTCTAATCCTGATATATCTATACCAACTAATTTTTTTCTTTCAGGAACAGTAAATAAACTTCTACATTCTTTTCCATAAGGGACACCAACACTAGGTACTTGTCCTAAGTTTGGGTGTGAATGACTTGCACGAGCTGTGACTGTTGAATTAGTATTACAAGTTCCGTGTATTCTACCATTAAATTCATTCTTTAACCACGCTTGAGCTCCTGTTGCTAACTGTCCTATTCTTTTATCTAATAAAAAATGTTCACATAAAACTTTTGCTTCAGGATATGGAAGACTTGCTAAAACAGTTTCATCTAATTTAGGTTTACCATCATTTGTATATTCTTGAGGTTTCCATTTATGTCTTTCAATTAATCTATCCGCTATGTGATGTCTTGAACTAGGATTAAAAGTAATTGTTTTTTCTTTATAAAAAGTTTCACCTTTAACATATCCTCTAGCTTTGTTATTAACTTTAGGTATAAATGGTGTACGTTCTAATTTAGGTGGAAACAATTTTTGTAAATCATCTTCTAGTTCTAAACGTCTAGCATTTAATTTAGAATATAATTTAACTGCTTCCTCTTTATCAAACATAAAACCATAACGCTCTTGTTTAAATATTAGAGTTGCTACTTCGTGTTCTAACTCCATCGCCTGACAAGAATAACCTCTACGTTCTATAGTTTTATATAAAGTATCAGTCACTTCAACATCTTGAATACAATAATCCAACATAGCAGGACTGTATTCTTTCCAGTCAGTATCAAAGGCTTCCTTGTACTCGCCCACCCTATATCCCCACGCTTTCAAGCTGTGTCGTCCTATACAATTAGTAGGGAAGCCCTGTCTTTTAAAGTCTCGTTCCTTTACATCAGGGTAAAGTAAACGAGTAGCTACTATTGTATCAAAAACCTTTCCTTTAGGTTTAAAGTTATAAAACTTTTCTAGGACTGGAATATCAAATTTAATAATATTGTGTCCAATAATTAAATCTGCTTTTTCTAATTCTTCTACTGCTTTATTATTCTCTAATTTTAAAATTTCATTAGTATCAATATTTTTTAATACTATACAATGTACTTTAGTACACTGGTTTAAAAAACCATCTGTCTCTATATCAAAACAATATTTCATTTTTTTAATTTGCCTCTCATTAAATCTTCTATTTCTTTTTTATGTACTAAGTTATCAAACTGTCTATCTTCTGTGGCTCTTGCTAAATCTGCTTTAAGTGTTTCATTTTCTTTTTGTAATGCTTTCATTTCAGGAGAATTACTACCAATTCCTTTTATGATTGTATTCTCTCCTTCAGCTTCTTGACGTTTCTTTTTTTCTTCTCTCCACATTTCCAATAATTTTTGATAATCAGCCATATTTATATCCTTATCATTTTCTTTATTACACTACGGGGATAAATATTTCTGTCACCAAATTCTATTTCTCCTTCTTCTATAAAATAACTTGCAAAAGAATAAACATAGTCAGGTGTCTTATTAAATATCCAACACTCAGTATGCACATCAGCACAACTCATTTTATCAAATTCATTTTCAGTAGCCAAAGTTGAATCACCAACAATGTCTTCCCATATAATTTTATATTTATAATATCTTTTCTTGCCAACTATAAGAGGGTCACTTGGTTTATGTTTCATAATTATTTTTTCCAACCACCAAAAATTCTATCATATAACATTATAAAAGGAAATAACATCAACCACATTACAACTGTAACACAAGCTATCACACCTTCCATTGTAACGTTACTATGTTTTTCTTTTTTTTCTTTTTTCATTACTGTAAAGTATTTAATCTCACTTCTACTCTCCAAGCCGCAGATTCTCCATTCATAGCCATCTGCATTAAAGCATCTTCCATCATAAAAGCGGTGCTCTCTCTTGCAACATCTAAATAAACTGGCTTACCATATTTTTTTGCTTTACCTACAGCTTCTAATACATAAGCTGACCAACTCATAGCGTCCATCATGCTTCTCCTTCTGCTACCAATAAGTCCTTTAAAATTCATCAGATATTTCTCCTTTTACTTCATTCAAACAACCAGTTTTTAAATCATAATAAAGATTACAAGCGTGACCAGTCTCTCCTGAAAATCTATTCTTTAAAATATTTACTTGAGTTAAATTAGTATCAGATTTTAAATCTCTAACCATACTTATAATAATATCTGATAACTGACCAATACTAGCACTTCCTCTAAGTGCATTTAAACCTACAAATTTTCCATCTTCAAAACCTTTATCTCCCTCTGACCTACGAAGATGACTAACTAATATTAATCCAATACCAGTTTCTTCTACTAAGGTTCTTAATTTTTGAACAGTATAATCAATTAACTTTCTTTCATCATTAGTATGTGCATCACCTAAAGCTGACAACGCCATGTGTAAGTGGTCTAATATAACAAAGTCTACGCTACATGCTTTAGCCAAGTATCTTATCTTAGCTAATAAATTATCAGCAAGGGTACTACCAAAGTGATTATATAAATAAAACTTCCCATTACCAACAGTAGATTTAAAAATTTTCTGTAATTCATTTTCGTTAGTTCCTTCTCTAGTTAAATGCAAAGGTTTTTTCATAGCCACTCCCATAATACCTAAAGCACTTCGTTTAACACTCTCTTCCAAAGCTATATAACCTACACTAAAATCTTTATTTAATAAATGTAATGCTACATGTCTACAAAAAGAACTCTTACCTATACCTGTACCTGCGGTAACTGTAATAAGTTCACCTTTTCTTATGCCATGTGTTTTTAGATTCAAACATTCAAATGGATAATCAACACTTATATAATTATCTTCTTTTTTTATTTCATTCCATAAGTCAGAACCTAAAACTATTCCATCAGGTCTGTAGGCTTTACTAGACCAAATACAATCTACTAATTCTCTAGTCTTACCTGCAACTAACATTTCATTAGCGTCCTTTAAAGGTAGACTACATATCTTAGCCTTATTAGGTGAGAATAATTTAGCACACTCTATAGCTCCTTGTTTACCTTGTTCATCTTGGTCAAACATTAAAACTACTGAGTCGTAGCCCTCAAGAAATTCTAGTTCTTTTTGAATATCTCTTTTAGCTCCTTGTGCTCCACTCTTTACACTTACTACTGGAAATTTATTTGAATTAATTTTTGATACTGAAAGACAATCTATTTCTCCCTCAACTACGATAATCATTTTACCTTTGTCTCTCCAAAGATGCTGACCAAACAAACCTGATTGTCTTGCGTCCCCTAGCCATTGAAAGGTCTTATCAGGGTTTCTTAATTTTTGTGCCACTAACTTTTTATCTTTATCATAGTAGTTAGCAATTTGTACTGGTCTTCCGAAGTAAGAACCTGTTTGATAATTAAATTTTCTTACTGTATCTAAATCTATTTTTCTTTTTGCTAAAGCAGAAACTTCACCACTTATAAATTCTTTACTTGTTGTTTGTTTTGGTTGTGTCAATTCATTTCCTCTCGTTGTTGTGTTGCATGAAAAACAATAACTATGTCCATCATCATACACTGAATTAGCATCTGAAGAACCGCAGTTCCCACATGGTGTGTGATATAAAAAGTTACTTTCTGATTTCTCCATAAAATTTTTCCTGTTAAATATTAGGAGGGCTAGAGTTGGTTTCCATCACGTTAGCAGGGTTCTGTGACTTTCCTGCGGAACTCTCTAGCCCTCTTATTATCCCCTTGAGAGCTTTAGCCTCACAATTCCAATCATTTAAGATTTTCCGTTGAGTATTATTTACTCTCTCAAGGGGTACAAACAAACTATCTCAGCAATTCACTTACGTTAAAATGCGGAGATAAGGAGTCAGTCATATCTCTATGACCAACTATCTTAACCTCTTTATAATCTTTTTTTAAATCACGGATTAACTCTATAAGAGCTCCATATTGTTTAAAAGTAAAATTACAATCGGGCTTACCATCTATTGTCTGTCCACCGATTAGACAGATACCAATAGAATTTTTATTTGACAATTTAACAGAGCTATCAACGTGAGCACCTGCGATTTGTATTTCTCTTCCATCTTGCACTTCACCTTTTCTAGTAATGACTTTGTGAAATGCACAAGAGAACAAACCTTCTTTTCTGTGCTGTATGTCAATATCCTTTACGTCAAAATTCTGTGTTGGATTAGTTTCAGAAGAGTGTATGACAATATATTTAGTTTCTTTTCTTATATTACTCATAACCATTCTTTAGGAACGTGTTTATCGGCATATTCATATCCATATCTTTCGCACCACATTCCATAAGTTGTTTTTGATTTCTTACTTATCCTAGCTCTTGAATTAGAAAATATAAATCTAATATCTAAATTAGGGTATTGCTCCCTAATCAATTTCATTTTCTGTCTATCTTGAGTGGTAAATAATCCTTTAGTTTCTATAAAAATTCTTTTCTTTGTTAAATGAAAATCAGGCGTATAGGTATGAACTTTTTGAGGCTTAGTATATTTCAACTTAGTCTTTTCAAATTCATACGCTACACGATTTTCTTTTAGTTCTTTCGCTATAGACTCTTCTAAGCCTGAACGAAATCCGTATCTTAATCCGACTTGCTTAGAAGTCAGACGTAGCTTCCTGCGATACATTTTCTACTACTGCTACTGCTTCAGGTTGTTCATAGCCGTCTTTAACTTTATCAAAGCCATAACCTTTAGCATTACTAGAGCCACCTTCAACTAACTTAGTTACTTGAACGGCTCTTAGTCTCATTGATACACCTGCTCCTGCCATAGCTGTGTAATAAGGTATCAATTCTGCTGATACTTTCATTTCACTACCTGACCAAACATTTGCGTCAATCATAGGTTTCCCCGTGCTATCAAACAAAGCAACTCTATTAGGTATTACTTTACCATCTTTAGTTATAATTTTTGCCTTAGTCTTAAATTTAAAGATAACATTTCCTGATGGCTTACCATCAACTAATTCATCTTCAAAAGGACTAGGAGCTTGT